GCGGACGGAGAGGTGGTAAAAGAAATATTCAAACATTTTAATATTTTCATATAATATAATGTGTAATATGTTTATGCGAAAGCCAAAGAAAGAACACAAAGATAAAAAAATATGTTCATGCCAACATGAACGAGAGAAAAAGAAAGAACCAAAAAAGAAATCTTTAGAAAAAATAACAACAATAAATAATATTCGTATAGTTTAATGAAGAAGCGAACAAGATTAACTTATAAGCAATTATTTAACAAAAAATATAATCAGCCATTGGAACAAGCAAATAGTATAGAAGATATCTCACGACTAACAGGTTACCGACTTTCAGGATTAAAAACAATATTTGAGCGTGGTGAAGGAGCGTTCTATAATAATCCAGAAAGTGTGAGGAAAGGAATTACATCTCCACAACAATGGGCTTATGCCCGTCTATATGCTGCTGTAAATGAAAATAGTAAAGCACACGAAGTGGATAAGATGTTTTTGATTAAACGCAGAGAAATGTTTTAATTAGATAAATTATTTAACCAAATAGTATAAATAGATATATGTATTATATATATTTATGCCGAACCAAAATATGGATTACAGTAAATCAGTTATTTATCAGGTATGTTGTAAAGATGATGGTGTAGATAAAATTTGGATTGGGACAAGCACTGGAATAAAATCACGATCTCGTTTCTACGCTTTTAATTGTAATAATAAAATGAGTAAACGATACGACCAGCCTCTGTATAAATTTATAAGAGAGCATGGTGGTTGGATTAGATGGGGTCTGTGTGTTCTTGAAGAATATCCATGTGATAATAAATTTGAACTGGAGAGAAGGAAAAACTGGTGGTTAGAAAAGAAAAAAGACTATGTGTTAAATGAACCGCCTTTTATACATAATAGTTATATTGAAGATAATATTATTATGAACGAACATAACAAAAAAATAATGAATTTAATATCTTAAATAAAATAAATAATAATAATATAATGATTTTCTTTTATTAAAAATTTTTAATACTTTATTTTCATTATATTATTATTATTATTATTACGGTTTCTGTTATATTTGTTATAATTTTGTTAAATTTTCATTTGATTAATTATTTCTTCGCATAATTTTTGAGGTATTACATATCTGTCATATATGTTCTTACTAAAATCACACCATTTTATATGATTATGAGATTTGTCGCATGTTTTTAAAACAAGGTTAAAATTATTATATATTATAGTTGGTTTTTTTACTGGATAATCATACATACAATAATCAACAATAGAGTAAGGGATTGGTATCATATATGGTCGGTATTTAATACAATTCCAATTATTATGATGTGGGTTTTCAATAGTAAAATATTTTGGTTTAAAATATTCAATAATTTCTAATGTTCTCTCTACTAATCTATCACTCACTATCATACACTCTTCATGAACTTCTCTATTCCATATTACAGGCTCATTAGTTATATTATGTTTTTTAATTCTTCCATACCAACTGACTTGGTTTTGTGAAAATAATATACATGGCGGACTACTATGAATATATGTGAAATAATCTTTTGGATATTGCTTATAATCAAAATCTAATATATTTACATTATGTGTTGGATTAAATTTATTATCTAAATCCACGCTAATAACATTATGCCCTTTACTTTCAAATACTTTTCCAACACTGTGAGTTCCACTAAATAATTCTAAAATATTCATATAATTAATATATATATTATTTTATTAATATTGGTTTAATTTTATGTTTATAGAAATCACGAATAGTTTGATTAATCATAGATTTAATTAAAATATGTTTAGCGTGTTTTATATTTTTCATTTAGTATATATTTTATTTTCTTTTTTATTTATAAGGACTTCACTCTAGATATATTATATGGTTAGTATAACAATGAGTGAGGAACTTTGCGAAAAGGAAATCTATCTGGAAGGCATTTACACTTTGGGCGACCTTGTTGATTTAATTGCTGATGCTATAGAGTGTGAGGACAGCGAGGAGCTTGAAGACGATTTGATTCAATTAAAAATAAAAGAATTCAGGGCGTTAATGAAATATCGTATGTGGCTATATTTAGATAAAACTAGATAAAACGAGTTAAAGATTATCTAACTAATATATATAATAATGGGAATTATCAAATATACGGATAAAAAACATGAATACTTGAGGGCTAAATCTCAATTTTATTATAAGCCTAATGTTAAGTCTTTGAAATATTTTGCGAAAATATTAAATATTACTGACGCACAACTCTTTGAAATGTTTGGCGATAAAGTTTTTAAGGACGAGGCTATTACTGCTATTGCGAGAGAACAACTGAAAGCGGAAGTAAAAGAAATTAAAGTTAAAAAACAAATTGAAACACAAGAGAAAAATTATGATAAATATATCCAAAAGAATAAGGATAAAATTGCTAACAAAGAGAAAATTGATAATTAAATGAAATAACTTATATTATTTATTGAATAATATAATTTACAATAATTGGAATACTTTAGGAATAGACAATCAATTAGTTAGACAAAACTACTTAAATAATATCTTTGTATATATATATACTATGATTACTACCTTCCATGAAAAGATTGACAAAAGCCGTGTAGAACAATTAATTAATTGTCCCGACATTAATGATGAATGTAGGAAACAATTAAAATCATACTTGAAAAAATATGATAGAAGTGTGAAAAGTTTTAGGGTTGAATATGAGAATTGTGGTCTTATGATTGGAAGGAAATACGCAAAGAACTCTCTATCTCTACAGAACTTTAAGAAAAGCATTAGGGAAACTTTGGTTTATGACACGCATACCGACTTGGATATTGTTAATTGTCATTTTGTTTTACTATCACAGTATTGCGATAAGAATAATGTTAAATGTCCTTGTCTTGATGATTATGTAAATAACCAAGATTATAAAATCCAAGAAATAATTAATTTATTCTCTACAACAAGAAGTATAGCCAAAAAATTATTTATTAGACTATTATATGGAGGAGATATAAATAAATATTGTCTGGAGGTAGGGTTTGATATAAATATTCCACTTCCTGCGTGGGTTTATAAGTTAAATGATGAACTTGTTAAAATTACTGACATGGTTTGCTCTATTAATCAAGATATTTTATCAGGTGTGAAGAAACTGCGTAAGAAAGAATATACTAATAAAAAATCCTCATGTGTTTCCTACGTTCTCCAAGTCATAGAGGATAATATAATTATTAATGCTTGTGTTAAACTAAAACAACTATCTCTCAATGTAAATACTCTTTGTTTTGATGGAGTTTTGGTTCATGGGACAAACATAACAAATGATGTTATTGAAGAATTACAATCTTATTGTTTTGAAACAACTGGCTATAAAGTAAAATGGTCTATAAAGCCGATGGAGAAACATTATGAATATGTGGAAGAACAATATGATTTTAGCGATTATGATTTTAAATGTCTTAATGAATATGATCAGGTTTATTGTTCTACTCTTGTTAGTAATATACCAGCAGAACAATACGCAAAAAGAAAGGCATATATAGAGCATTTCCTATGTAAGGTTCAGCAACCTGAACCTCTTTATATTTTCCAGAATGGTATTCATAAAAAACCTGATATGCACCATCATTTAAAAATTCAAGTATTGTTGAAACCAATAATGAGCGGGTATGTTAATAATTCTATGCCTGTTCCGTTTTACGATAAATGGGCTGTTGATGTTAATCACAGGCTTTATAGAACTATGGATTTTATGCCTTATAATAATAATAACCCAATAGATGACCCAAATATTTTTAATGTATTTGAGGGTTTTAATCCAGATATTTATGGTGAAAAATTAGATAAAAAAGTCATGATGGAAAGAGTTGCCCCTTATCTAAAAGTAGCAAAAGAATTATGTGGCGGTGAAGATAAAAATTTGGATTATTTTAATAGATTTATAGCACAGATATTTCAAGACCCTTCTCACAAAGTTCCTATATGTATCGTTATAAAAGGCAAACAAGGCGTAGGTAAAAATGTTATTTTAGATGCTATTGGTAATATGCTTAACCCTTCTCATTATATCACCTCATCTAAACCAAATGACTTTTTTGGAGAACATGCTGAAGGGTATTATAAAAAACTGCTTGTTAATCTAAATGAAGCAGAGGGCAAAGATACATTTGATTATGAGAGTAAAATGAAATCATTTATTAGTGAGGATACTATTATAGTTAATGCTAAAAATGTCCGTCCTTATCAAGTTAGTAATCACGCAAGAACTATAGTTACTACTAATAAACAAAATCCTATACCTATTGATGTTAAAAGCAAAGATAGGAGGTATGTTGTTTTTCAAGCAACAGACCATTATCTCGGCGACAAGTATAAAAATGGTAAGTTTTGGGGTGCGTTTTATAATAATTTAAGAAAGCCTGAAACGATGGTCGCATTATATCAATATTTTATGTCTTTGGATTTATCAAATTATGCGTGGATAAATAAACGCCCTATTACACAGGCTTATAAAGATATGTGTTCTCTTTACTCTCCTATTGAAGCATTATTTTTTGAAGAGTTTTATTGTCTAGAACAATGGAGGGGAGTGTTAGAGGATAATTATGAGAAAAATGATTATTTTAAAATTAATACTAATAAGTTATTTGAGATGTATGAGAAATTTTGTAAAAAGAATAGATTTTTGAAAGATGACACTAAAGCGTGTTCCAGTCGTTCTTTTATTAATAAATTAAATGGGTTGGAGTTGCCTATGACTAGGGTTAGCACAATGACGGGTAATGCTTGGAAGTTATGTCCTGAAGAGATTTATAAATTTATTGAAGATAAACGGTGGATTAATAGTTGGAAGGTTGATTGTTTTGATGATGATAATAATATTGATGATGATAATGATGATGATTTAACCGAACAAGAGCTACTTTTGATGTAATTATGGTCTATGATACATTGGTGTTTTTTAGCTAAAACCATGTATCATAAGAGCATAATGGTTTGGTTTGTCTTATTTCATAAAATAACACAAGACCATATTATGGTCTATGATACTTATGATACTTTCGGGGGTATGTTTTGGTAGGTCAAGAAAAAAAAGTTTTACCTCATTTGTAAAAAACAAAATATCTAAACACCCATCTTTATCGCCCAAAAGTAT